CATAATTTTAAGTAGTTTCTTCTCTAAGGCTGTGCCTTTTATCTTTCGTCTGAGCTCTCTGCTATTGTGCAGCTCACGCAAAAGTATTGCACCAATCATGGCAAAATACTTGTCCTGATCAGTCATTACTTGCTCTCCCATGATTGTATTATATCAGCTAGTAAATATGTGATGAATGCTATGCCAACAGTGTGCCAGTCGTACATCAGTAATAAGATTACTGAAGTCCAAAATGATAGGCAGCTCCAGCAGTTTAGTGGTTTAACATCAGGCAGTTCAAAGGTCATCATTGCTCTTGATATTCCTAGGCTCGCCAGTATGAATAGAATATAAATCATTTTTAAATTGTTTTATGGCACCATGTATGACTCTGAGGGGCAGATTTGTTTCTGCTTTGATATCTCTATAAGTCATCCCATACAGATGCATCTTAGTTAGTTCTTTACAAAATAGCTCTTGATCATCTTCAGGAGACTTCTGCATGTAGTTATCAAGATAGCATTGATATTCTGATAGGTCATCATCTTCTGTCTCTTTGAAGGCAACATCTGTTTCGAATGGGAGCAGACGTATTGGGGGATTGAATTTCTTGTTGAATTCACTGCCAGGCCATTTCCACTGATTGTAAGCATACCTTGCAAATGTTCTTGGAAGATCGGCCTCTTGGATCTCGTACTTACTGAGTATGATGAATACATCTGAGACAAGGTCACGGTATAGCTCTGAGCCTCCAGTGATCTTGATAGCGATATTGTATGCCTCTTTATTCCAAAACACATCCCGAAGTTATTAAATATTTGAATACCTCATTGATAAATTGTTCTGATACTGGCTTGCTATTACAAAACCGCCACAGCTGTGCGTAGTTCAAATCACTATCCTCTGACAGATGAGTCAGCTTGTAACGATTGGAGAGCCTCTTATGAAGCTCTCCTCTCATCCAATCACTTAGGCTTACATCAGAAGGGAAGGTCATCTTCAAATAACTCATCTGCTGCTGACTTTATTTTATCACTTGTATTCTGCAATACTGGTGCTGGTGCTGGTGCTGGTGCCACATAAGGCTCTTTGATTGCTGCACTCATGTACTTAACTCCTGATTGAGCTGTCTTCACCCATAGTGAGATCTCAAGCTCCTTGCCTTCTACATTGATCTTGCCTCTGTAGTCAGGCTGATTGTCGGCAGTCTTCTTATCGTTTTTGAAGATTGTTCCAGTGTTGATTTTCTGTTCCATTTTAAAAGTATATTGGTGTATAATTTCTGATTTGTTGAATGGTCATATCTATGATCATTTGCTTGATGTTCAATGGCCCTCCTGGACATTGAATTGGTGCTGCTGTTATAATATCACAAGCCATGCTAAACCACTTTAATACTAGGCCCCTCATACTCTTCTGTGGCATTCAGTTCCTCAATCAAATGATCTGCCAGGATAACTGATTTTTCCACAAGTGTATTCATTGCTTTGCCTTCTGATGCAATGATCATTGCTGCTAGCAATTCTGTTGCTATTTGTTCACGTTTCGTCATTATTTCTATAGATTAAATTAGTTACCAGTACCCATAAATTTTCTCCTGGTTTCCAAGTCCTCAAGGATTTGATCCAGCTTCGCAGACACCTCATGATATTCCTCATTTGTCAAAGGTATTAAAGAAATTTGAGTAAAGTAAACCCTCCAATACATTGATTCAGACTTGATATCATACACATGCTCTTGTACTATTTCCATCACTTATTGTTTAGCTTGTTAATATACTGCACATAAAACTCTGATGCATGTCTGAGCCTCTCCAGCATTGCCAGCTCAAGCTCAATGTCACGTTCATATCTGATGACTGTGATACGTTTTGCTGCATCAATATGGTCCACTCTATGCAGAGACATGTTATCCCACTGATTAAGCAGTCCAAGCTCATTTTGTGGATCTGTTGATACCATGCAGTAGATCAGTTCAAATGATGGCCTATCATACAGATACATGTAGGCTCTGCCTTGCCATTCATAAAGTGACTCATCACCATCCTCTGCTGTTGCTGGCCACGTCTCAAGTGACCATGATGTCTTGATGTCAATGATAGCCTCATCCAGTAGGATGTCGCACTCACCAGTCATCAGCTCAGTCTCTAGTCTGACCTTGTTCTTTTTGTAGTCAGTGAATCTGACTGCATTGACTAGATCAATACTGTCTTGCTCTTGCTCAATGCCCTTGATGATGTACTTGTTATTCAGCTCAATATTGTAGCCGTAGAAGTCTTGTTTTGCAATTGACTTGATGTAGCTCTTTGCTGTTTCTGATAGGACCTCTGACTTGCTTCTAGCGTTTGTCATGATCTTCCCTATGCTTGATGGATGCCATTTCATATCTCAAAGTTTTGTTTGATGTAATCTTCTGAATTCTCATAGCCTTCTGACTTGTACTTACCATCAATGTAGGCTGTTGTTATCTCAAGCTCTGATGCTTTACAGAAATGCTTGATCCATTGCTCTCTTAGGTAGTCACTCAATTGTGACCACTCTTCAGTCTGCATATATTCTGCGAGTCTCATTATTGCCATTGGTTTCATAGTTTTGCCTCCTGATCTTTAGTTAATAAATAGTTTGTTCTCAATTCCTGAGCTGTATACTCACCTCTTGCAATCTTAGCAAGTGCCCTACCAAATGCCTCATCTGTAAGTGATGTCTTAGCTGCTGGCTTTGGCTCTTCAGTTGCCTTAGCTGCTGCCTTGCCATCATCATCTGTTGCGGCCAATGATAGGATGCTGGTCAATGTGTACCTGCGATAGTAAGAAATGGCACTACCTAGCTGCTGGGGATTCTGTAGGTCAGGCAGTTTCATCATTGATTCTACATGTTCACCAGTGTCAACATCTATAATCTTAGTGTAGACCATTTGGTCAATGATAGGCTGCATGATGATCAGTCCATTTTCCATCAGGATATTCTCACATGCATCTAGTACAGCATTGAGATCAGCGTATCTTGAATGATGTGACTGAGCATTCTTGTGGACCTTGCCAATTGCCAGCTTTGCATTATGCAGTTTTTTGTACATAGGTACCGGAGCTGCACTCTCCTTTTCTTTAACTGTTGCCATAATTTGTGGTATTAAATTTCAACAAATATAATTATTATTTTGAGATAAACAAATCAAACCACTGAATAAAATCATCAAATGACTTAACAATCAGATATGTTCCTCCAGCTTTCTCTATCATTTCTTGATATCTTATCTGTGCTTCTGACTGTCTATCCTTGCCATACTTAATCTCAATCTTAACTGATCTGCCATTGATTGTGGCTGATATGTCAGCAGATCCCTTTGTGCCAGTTCCTTTGGTCCACTTCCCTGGCATCTGTCTTGTTCCCTCACCTACCTTCAGCTTGGCTCCTTGCCTCCACATTCCAGTAGTATTGATTCTTTCAGCTTGATAGCCTGATAAGTTGATGAATGACACCACTGATTTGGTCAGAGCATTAGCTGATGAGTCGGCCCATTTAGTCTTAGCCAGTGCGAATTCAGGCATTGATGGATATTTCTCTTTTAGATGTGCTGTCTCAAGATCAATGAGTCTTTGTTTATTTTCCTTGTTCATAGATTCTATCTAGTGTTAATGTTTTACCTGGTGACAAAGTTGTATCTCTTGCCCAGTCTTGTGCGTTTACAAATGTAAACTTGTGCTCTTCAGCTGGTACTACTTTCTTCTGCTCTGACAATTTAATGATGAATAGAGCAAAGATTGCGGACCATGCTAGGATCATGATGATTGATATTTGTTTCATTGTTCTGATTTATAGTTTTCGTTATAGTAATCTATGAATGCTTGCCTATCTCCAGTCTCACAATACAAACCTGCTACCCATGTTTTTTCCATCTGCTCTTTCTCCATTTCTTTGGCTTGTTCAATGTCTTTCAATAACAATACACCACATTGATTAACGTGTTTTTCAACTAACCATTCTACCGCTGTCTGTTTCATATTAAAAAGGTGCTTTATCAATTGTTTGTATATTATCCCATTCAGATTCTTTCTTCTGTTCAGTCACATATTCAATGTAAGGAATGGAGCCATTCTGTTTGCCAGCATCTACTCTTGTAAGTTTACCTTTCTTTACAAGATAATCTCCATACTTTCTGATTCTGCCTGATGTATACTTCTGACTAAACTTTCTGTAAGTAGGATATTGATCACAGAATTTCTCAAACATATCCTTGAGAATCATTCTTTCATTGAATTTCATGTTATCATTTATCCAGCTGTAGAAATCATGACCTATCTCTGACATCAATCTCTTCTCATCCAGGTTAACTGATGCATAGTTGACAATGCCATTCTTTAAATAATACTGAATACATTCAATCATGAAGTTGTCAAACTTGCTCCACTCTTGCTCATCCCAATCATAGAATAAATTGCGGCCAAAGTCATGGAATGGTGTGAAGGTCTTGTCATAGTGATTGTGTAGCTCTATTTCAAACTTTCTACGTTCATGTGAATTCCCTTCACCTTTCAATACATAGTTTGTAGGGATTGCAATCTTTGGTGTTCTATCCTTCTCAATAAAGAATTCATCCTTGTTTTTCTTATTGACTGGCATCCCATCAGTGACAATTGAAAAGAGCTTTTCAAAGTCAAAGTTTTCATTGACATCATCAAATATAAGTATCTGAGTATCAAGGCTCACTCGCTGGAATGCAAAGTCCTTTGATGGATCAAAGTTCTTTCCGTTGATGGTGCATGTATTTTTAAACTTACTTAGTGCTTCAGTGATTATTCCCTTTCCAGTACCTCCTTGTGGATTGTCAGATATATCCTCATCATTTAAAATTATAGCTGGTGAGTAATATGGATTCTTGTAAGTATGCAGCATGTAACCTATCACAGATCTGAATGAATCATATCTATCTTGAGTCTTGCTGATATTAACAATAAACTGTTGAAAGTCACATTTACTGCTAGAGTTTTTATAAACTCTATCAATCACTTGCTTATCCCAAACATGCTGAATAAAGTCAACATATTGCTTCTCTTCTACTGACTGAGCTGTGATCTCAACTAGACAATTCTTATAGAATAGATATGCCTTATCTTTGAGATCTCTAATAAAGTCTACATCCTTTGCTTTCATGTAGCTCAGAAAGTCACGTTTAAAATACTTAGTGACTGATGCCATGAAGTCAAACACTACATGATCACCTTGCTTCTCAACATGATCCAGTACAAAGTCTTTGATTAAATCCTCATTTATTTCTTTTACAAAGTTATTTTCAACCTTGACAAACAAATATGACAGCTCTGAATTCTGATACTTAAAGAATCCATTCTCTGCTAAAAAATCTCTGTACAAAGTAGGTGATAGTGTGACTCGGCCCTTATCATTTTTCCTCCAAAAGTTTTTCAATTCACTTTCAGCCTTATCCATGATTATCTCAACCTCATCCTCTGAGTATTCTTTGAGCTTTAACTTTATTGTCTTAGGCTTTTCACCTTGCTTCAGTTCATTTTTAACATAATTGATAATCTCTTTGTCCTCAAATTGTGATGTACCAAAGGCTCCCTTATCTCTATATCCTGACTTTATGCATTGCAGTAGCTCATCCCTTCCCAGTACATCAATATAATTATTGAGAATGTATGTTTCACATTCACTTTGCTGGATGCCATATCTGTTGAATGCTGATGCCAGGTTAAAAAAGCTATTGTTTCTATTGCCTTCTGATAGCTGGTACTTTGAATCAAACCATTTTTGTATGTTCTGAATAATCTTATTTGTTGACCTCATTGGAATTGTAGCCACATAAGTTACATCAATATCCTCAACCTCTTCAATTATACTGAGATACATTTCACTGTTGTTGTTGACATAGATGTCCGGATCATAGGAATCAAAACAATTCCTTGAGATATTGATGGAGCTGTTATCCCAATACTCAGAATCAAAGTGCTGCTTCAAAGATAGAAAGTGCTTTCTGTGATTCTCAATTACATCTGTAATCTTCACCACTACTTTTAATCCTTTGCCTGATGGTGATGTGAATAGAATGTATGTGTAAGGATCTGCACATAACTTTGCTCTATGATCTGCCATCACTTCATCATTGGGATACTTGTCAAAGTCTAGGCATATCAGTCCGCTGTGAATCTTAATACCAGCATCATTGCCATACTCAAAAACTCCTGACCATCTATAGACTGGCAGTTTGTTTTTCTCAATGGTATATTCATCCTTGCTTAAAGTCCGCATTTTTAGAATACGATCTCTGTATCTACTATTTTTTATCCTTTCAATGGCAGTTTCAACAGTGATGTAGTTCTTATCAAATGTCTGCTGTACTGATTTGTATATTGAGATCATCTTTCTAGAATGTATGTTAAATGAAAAGGCCCCTTCAGCTTTCGTGATGCAGCACTACTCGCCAAAAGAGCCTTTAATAAGTTCTTCAAATCCTCTGCATAGGATATTGCAAATGTAAAACAAATATTCATATGTTATTTAACTGCCGATTTATTTTTAAACATCCGATTTACTGCCGATTTATTTTGCTTGTAACTATTTGATAATCAAGCAGCAGCCGATAATCCGATTTATTTTCCCATTTTTTAAAAAAAAAGTTTTTTACCACATTCTTTAAAAAATAAATATATATAGAATAGGAGCTGATGTAATCGGCAATCAGATTATTCATACAGCTGCACCCATTCTGTGAGCTTAGCAATGAAGTCATAGTCCTCTAGGATCACCAGTCCAGCTGGACATTTTTCTATTGGACAATCAAACTCTTCTCTGAGCATGAAGATATCCTTTTCAATGGATGACTGACTATAATTATCGGATAGGATATGATTTATCCTGGTATGCAGTCTTGTAATTGTGTACGGCCTTTGTTGAAGGCAATATACAATAGCTGACATTCGTCTTAATTTGTTCCTCATATCAATTCTTTTAAGTCGTCCTTAGTAATGTATCCACTCTTATCAAGAAAGTGGCTAGAATCGTCTGTATTGAGCTTCAGCGTCAATGTAATCATATTGCCTGATACATGGTCCACGCACATCCACACTTTATCCTCTTCTATTTGTAGCAGATAATCTTCATGCACTTCCTTGTGCAGCTCATTGATTGTCTTTAGATATTCATAGTCTTTGGCCCTCATCCAAATGTTGTGCTGCTTGAGTCCATGTAATACAGAACAGTGATCCATTCCAAACATCTTCCCAATTGCATCAAGGCTGTGCCATCTGCGAAGCTCTGACCAAAGGTAGTATCTCTTATATACGAGCTCTCGCTTTCTGTTTCTTACTTTCAAACCATGCTTCTCAGCTAGATCCATAATCATTGATGTGTTCATGTCAGAGATTTTTGATCATTACTATTCTTGAATAATTCACTATTTGATTCAAGCATTCCAGTCGCTCTTATATAGTCGATTTCAATCTTTGCACTCTGGATGATTACAGAACCAATTTGCGCCACAGCTTGAGCTTTTTCAATCTCCTTGCTTAATTCCTCTGTAGAAAGATCGTCATTGTCCAATCTTTCAAGTGCTGAAAAAAGGTGATCACGTAGATCATTTATCTTGTTTTTTGCCATTGATTTTTCTTTTTAGTTTGTTGTTTAATCTTATTAGTTGCTGAACATCTTCCGGGAATCTCTTGATACTATTGCATTGCATATTGTCCATCATGCTTATCAATTCAATATTTTCAATATTACAGTTCAAAGAATTGCCATCCTTGAATTTTAAAACTGATCCTTTTGGTATGGCACCATATTGATCCTCCCATACTTTGCGATGATACAAAACCCAATGTGAATCTTTTACTTTGTAATACAAATAGATCCTTCCAGTTTTATCTGCTCTTTGTACAATAGTTCCATCCGGCTTCCAATTTGCTGGCCTGTTTCCTTTTTTAAACATTGTCGGCTTGCATAGATTGTAGATATCATCAGACATTTTTTTTCCTTTATTGTGCGGAACCTGACCTTTCTGATATCTATGAGCAAGGCCTCCTTTTATTAAATTGGTTCTGCCAGATAAATCAGATTTTTTAAATTCCTCACTTTTTTTAAGTCCCATTGAGAATGCTCTATTTGCTACCTGGGAATAAGTAAGTCCAAGATCATCAGCAATTGTCTGTGTTCTTTCATGAGGGAACCTCTCTCTGATGATATCATTGATGCTCATATCTCTTGTACTGCTTTAATTAATGGAGGCCACATGTCAGCCTTCTTGATTGCATCTTCTCTGCTGTTAGCTTGCAGCACTCTATAGGCATCTTGCCATTTAGCTTTGCTGTTTAGCTTGAAT